AGTACGTGCACGGAAAGCGGGCATTTGATGGTAAGTCAAAGTGATATAAGTTATATTGCAGGAATCTTTGATGGTGAAGGTAGTCTTCATATCAGACGAGGGTTAGAAAAGAAAAAGAAACACCGAGGTAAACCTGGATATCGCATGTCTAACTCTATGCGCATTAGTATGGAAATATCTATGACTGATGAATATGTTATACGTTGGATTCATGAAGTATTAGCTGTTGGCACAGTAATTAGACGTGATGTAAAAGGTAAAACAAGATCAGGCGGTAAATTTAAAACACAATGGCGTTGGCGATGTACTTTTAGAGATTGTTATTATGTTTGCAAATTACTCTGGCCCGATGCTAAAGTAAAGTTACATAAAATAGAACAAGTTATAGATCACTATTCACCAGATTATTTAATGAATGGTAAAGTAGTAAGTCTAGAACAATACAGAGAGGCGATGAGTTTAGAATGACAGCAGCATACGGAATAGGAATGTTTTTTTATAGTATAGGTTGTTTGTTAATTGGTGCAGCAATAGCGTATAAAATAATAAATAGAAAATCATCAGAAGAAAAAGAAAACGAAGAATACTTAAAGGAGTTAAAAAAGAAACTATGAACAATGATATAAACATACAAATATTTAATTGGGGCCCATGTATGATCAGAATGAAAATAAGTGATTCATTTAAAAAATTATTTTTAACTGAAGCTGAAAAAAATAAATTAGATTTTACTGATAAACTTGCTGGGATTTTAGATAAAGAAATAGGTTATAATGAAAAGTCTAAAAATATTATACTACCACAACTATCTCAATGTTTAGGGGTATACAACCAAGCCTATGAAAGATACGTTAATAAACGTTTTGATAAGCAACCAGAGTATATTTTATCTGCGATGTGGATTAATTATCAAAAACCAAATGACTTTAATCCACCACACGATCATGATGGTAAACTGTCTTTTGTAACTTATCTACAGATTCCTGAATTATTAAAACAAGAAAACAAAGATTATAAAGGTAAGAGTTGTGGACCTGGAGGTATACAGTTTCTATATGGTAACGGACCTAGAGATTGTGTATCTTATATGTCTTTTTTTCCAGAAGAGAATGATATGTTTATCTTTCCTGCCTGGTTAAAACATTGGGTAGCACCATATAAATCAGACTGCACTCGTATATCTGTTAGTGGTAACATTCATGATTCTGCACCATTAAATAATATTGTTAAGTTTGCACCGGAGTATTTAAAAGATAAAAAATAATGTTACGTTTTTATATATGGTTGATGGGTGTTACGGGTAGAATTAGTGCATGGGCCTGGAGAGAACACGTAAAAATATTAAGGAGTAGAAGGAAATGATGACTGACGAAGATATAAAGGAATACCATAACATTGGTAAAAAGATCAAGCATAGTGAGAAGTATACCTATGTTGATGCTTCAAGGATCGAGGACCAAGGAACACGGCTCTATGATGTAAATGGTTCTAGACTTCCGAGTGTGACTACTATATTAGGCAAGACCAAAGATCAAACATTTCTAAAAGATTGGAAGGAAAAAGTTGGAGAACAAGAAGCAGAGCGAATCAAAAATGTATCTAGTAGTAGGGGGACAGCTATGCACAAATTCTTGGAGCACTATATTACAGGAACTGGGTACGATGATCTTACAGAGCTCGGACAGAAGGCGAAAACCATGGCCCAAAAAGTTATTGAGGTGGGTCTCACACCAGTGGAAGAGTATTACGGTTCGGAAGTTACATTATATTATCCTGGCCTTTATGCTGGGTCTACTGATTTAGTTTGTCTACACAATGGTAAAGAAACAGTTGTAGATTTTAAACAATCAAACAGACCAAAGAAAGAAGAATGGATTGAAGACTATTACATGCAGATAGCAGCGTACGCCATGGCCCATGATTACGTCCATGATTCTAAGATAGAACAAGGAGTAATAATGGTATGCACACCTGACCTATATTATCAGGAATTTGTCGTAAGTGGGGCAGAATTAAGGCAATGGAAACATAAGTTTTTGAAAAGATTAGACATGTATTATGACCTATTGCATGACGAAAAAGAACAAGCTAAAGTAAAAATGAAAGAGGAGGACTTCTACAATGGAGCGTGAGATATCAGGATACTACTATGACGGTAAAAAGTCATGGATATTATACAAAGATAAATATGGTAATGAAACACAGGAGGAATGGGAAGATGACAATGAATTGTTGGCATTGTAATACAGAGTTAATATGGGGTGGAGATCACGACACGGAAGATAATGAGGATTACGATATTGTCAGTAATTTATCTTGTCCTAATTGTCATGCAGCAGTAGATGTGTGGCATCCTTCTGAAAAATTAATAAAGGAGTACAAAGACTATGAACAACAAACTTAGAAACGTTCTAAAGAAGCGATACGAAGCTGAGATTGAAGATGCTAAGTACAAATTAGAATGTTACAGTCAGCATGAGTTAGTAATACCGGAACATCCTGATATTACGGCTGAAGTTGACAAATTATTACAAAAAATGGCAGAAGCTCACGATAAATTGGCAGTAATGAGTTTACATTATGGCAATAATGAGGCAGAAAATACAAAGCATAAGATTCTGTGACAGATTTAAAAAAAATATTTTTTTCTCTCGGAAATAAAGTGTCCAAGTGTACTTTTGACTGTTTTACCGCATAAAATAAGGCTGAAAGTGGTACACTTTTTGGTACACTTTTTATTTTTGGTACACTTTAATATGTACCATCAAATTTCGGTTCACGCGCGCGAATGCATATTTTAAAAAAATAAATCTGTGATATAAACTTATACATGCCTAGGAAAAGAAGAAAAAGCGTCGTAACTGATAAGGCTCCCGATATACCTTATCCGAAAGTCAGAGTGGAGTGGATCGATTGTGTCAGTGATTCTGGCTGGGCTACGGAGAAAGAATTTGATAAAATGAAATTAGCTGAACCAATTCATGAAGGTTGGTTGTATGAGAAAAATAAAAAATATATTAAAATATTTGCATCATACGATAAAGATGAAGATGGTTTTACTTTTGGGGATCGGACGATGATTCCTCGGGGGTGGATAAAGAAGATTCTAAAGATTTAGATGGAGTCACATTTATTAATTGTCCGTAGTCGTCTAAGATTTGTTTCATCTTTGCTTCTAATTCTTGTTCTGATAAGTCTTCTAGTTTCCCAGTTTTTATTATTTTTCTGTCTATGTATAGCCCTGCTGCCTTGCCTCGGTTTGCTTCAGCATTTACAGCAGAAGAGAAGGAACCTTTCTTCAGAGCAGCTTCTCTAAGTCTTGCAAGTTCAGCAACATGACCTTCATAAGTGACTTCATGTTTTCTAAGTCTCTCTTCTTTTAGTTGACCTATGTATTTCACCACAAGTGGTGATAGTCTAGGATTACATAATTCTGAGCCTTCTTGTCTGGCTCTCTTTGAGCTGTACCCAGCAGCTATAGCTGCTTCTCCTTGAGTCATAGGTCCTTCAGGTCCACCGAATACTAAAAACTCGGCGAATCTTTGTTGCATCTCAGTTAATCTTTTAGGAACACCCATGTTGACAATTTAAGGTAACTATCCTATAAAGTCAAGATATGAAAGATGACAGAGGTCCTAACGATTTAGAAAAACAAATAAAAGATTTGCATACAACTATTAAAATGTATCAAAATATATTACGTGATGCACAACAACAAATCTATTATTGGAAAAAATTTTGGTACGAAAATCAAAGTAAAGAAAATCTCTTGCAAGGTTATAAAAAAGTGATACATGACTTGTCAGTCAAGTTAAGACAAAAGGATTCATGAGAGTTCAAGACTTGCAATTATTTTTAGGTCAATTTACGAAAGGATCTGATGCAATAAAGAATGCACAAATCTACGTAGAAAGAGATGGAAAGTTGTATCAGATTAGAAGAATGGAAGTGCATGAAAACACAGTTCCAATCTTAGGTCAACCAGGTCGTAACGCCCACAGATTAGTTTTAAAAACAGAAAAACCTTCGAGTCTTATCTTGCCAGATAAACTTCAGAAGGACTATTAAATGAATGACGATGTTACCCCCAAAAATGCATGGCACCAGAGCGTAAATTATATCAAAAAGTTCGCAAATCTTTACCACAAATATCTTGGATTAGACTTGAAAATAATAGCTTACATGGCACTCCCGATCTATTGGGCTATAATAATTCTGGCCACTTTTTCACAGTAGAATTAAAAGTCACGAGAAGTAACAAAGTTCGTTTGTCACCTCATCAAATTGCCTTCCATAAGAAGCATCCACGTAATAGTTTTATCTTAGTCCAGCACCTCGGTTCAGGTGCCGTGAAACTTTTTCCAGGGTCAGGAGTCTTGGCGCTTGAAGCTTGTGGCTTGAAGCTTGAGCCTTTGTGCTTGGGGCTTGATGCTTGTGGCTTGTTGCTTCAGGAGCTTGGTGCTTGAAGCTTGTTGCTTGGGGCTTGTGGCTTGAAGGCCCGGACCAGGTGCACGTACCTTCATATCTCCGTCGAGTTTATTGGCACTAATGACCTGATCCGAAATGGACGCAGAGTGATCGTTGACCCGCGCCTCTTTATTACGTAGCTTTCGTAATTCTTTATAATACTTTGGATGTCTAAACATTTCAATGTTTACCATAAGAAACCGTTTTAATTGTGGCGTCCCAGCATGCCCGGCAGTCTCTGCATTCATTGTCTTGTTTTGCAGCTGGACAGCTGGCCCCTGAAGTTACTACCTCTGAGCTGTTAGGCCAGGAAGCAGGCGCCCGCTGGTCTACCATGGGCGCGCTGAACCTTATGACTAAATTGTTTGGCTTGTCCTGAAGATGGTCCTTAATCCATGCTTCTCTAGTTGGCATCCAATGCTTTTTTGTAGGTGTGAGCTTGCACACCTCGTAAATTTTTTGTAAGTGATTTAAATCTTGTACATCTCCTGAGTCATGCCACCTGAACACGTCCGGTTTTTTAGAATTAATAAGTGTTGCCATTGCTTCAACCCATTGCGGGCTTTGTATTGCTGCCAGCCTTCTGTACTGTGCATCTTGAACAACCTTGAACACGTAACAGCCCTTGAGCGCGTAACAATCAGCGCAAACTGATTTTGGAATTAACCTAAGCTTGCTGCCAGTCTTACACTCTTTGGCAGGTATACCTATTGACCAGCCAGGCATCTTTGACGGTTTACTCAGGCCACCGACTAAGGCCCATGCTTCACTTGTTTTCATTTTACTTTCTCCTTTAGTTTATAGGATTGAATAACATTATAATTCTTTCTTGTCAAGCTTGTCGCCTGACGCTTGCAGCTTGCCGCTTGCTGCTTGTAGCCATTGGCCTCGAGCCAGCGCCAGTGATTTATTAAAATCACTGGGCTCTCAATTTTTCTACTCACGATTGCCAGCAGTCTCCGCCCGCCGCGTCGTTCAGGCAGCTTAGATATTCGGAGTCCGACAGCCCCAGCTCTTCCATCAGGAAACTTCGCTTGTCGCCTTGCAGGCCGAACCGTGGATCCTTCAGATACTGTACCGCTTTATCCAGGATCACGTAACGCTTTTCACCCCCTGGCTGGTATTCTTTTTTTAATGTTTTTTTAGTCATATATATTTCTCACTTTCTAAATCCATCCTATCATATCCTGGACCAGCTGTCAAGCTTGTTGCTTGAAGCTTTCCGCGACCAGTCTCTTCACACGAGGGCTTCTCGAGTCTTCCCCGCACTAATAGACTGATCCCAGGTTACTATTCTAGGGCTCCCTATATTGACCGACCCGATAGTATCATATGTTTACCGGGCTATGGTATAGTAACCAGGGATCAGTTCTAGTTGTGGACGTCTAAGACTTATTATAAGTGAGCCTACCACAACCAGAACTGATCCCAGATCCAATCTGTCAAGCCCACTATGTCTTGCTCACCTCCATGGAGGTTGATTGGATCAGGGATCAGTTCTAGTTGTACGAGCGTTTGGATCTCTTTCAATCTACTTTGCACTACAACCAGAAGTTGTCCCGTTATTTTGAGTTTTTAATTCCGTAAATAACAAAAGGGAATAAATACAATATAATCCTTGACTATCCTATTGTCAAGTGCTAATTATAATTAAATGCAAATAAATAATAATAACCAGAAAGGAAATATGACTAAAGAACGAAAAATAACACTTAACTCTGATAAGAGAAAAGTGATTGCAGATCAATTTCAATCTTTTTACGAAGATAAAGTAAAAGATAAATTGGTACAGGCAAAAGAACAATATGACCTTATCCGAGAGAAAGCAAAAGAGCAAATGGATAAAGTTGTAAGGTTTCATCAACCACAAGAAGATGTGGATACAATTAGAAGAATGATACAAAAGTATAGTTCTAGTGGTGGCGATTTATACCATGATAATTGTTTTTATGTTCAACACCCAATTACTAAAATTGATAGTGAGGGTAGAGAAGAAATAGATAATCAAGAAATCAATGTTAGATTTGACATGGGTAGAAAGTTTGCAAGAGCATATTATCGTGATGAGATGAGAGCAAAAGGTCTTAATCCTGATTTTCATTTATCTATCAATGATGACTACTCAAAAAGAAATCCAAAATACTACAATGATGAGAGTGCAGTAAATAAATTTTTAGGTTTTAATACATCTTCAAATGATGATAAATCTATAACTACACCTAAATCAAAGTGGGAAAATGATTTCAAACTTTGGGTAATTGGAACATCTTATTGTCATTCAAGAAATTTTAAAGTTGATGAGAATACTTTGGAATTTTTTAAGATGTATCGTGCTAGTGCAGATGAGGTTATTAAAGAACATCAACAAATGTATTCTTATGTTGAGGGCAAAATGCAGAAAGTAAGATTAGGTTTAAAATCTTATAGAACATTTGACCAAGCAAAAGCACTTGCAGATAAAGTTGGAGTTGTTTTAAATGAAACAATGTTAAATGAAAGTTCTAGTTTAGCACTTTCAATTTATAGTCCAGAAAATCTGGCTAGTCTTTTGGAAGATAAAGAGGTCTTAACAAGAGAACAGAAAATTGCTTTTGCAAAAAAACAAATGGCACAAAATAGTTTAAATTAGACTATTGACAATTATGGGACTATCCTATAAGGTAGTCCCATAACAGAAAGAGAGAAATATGACTAAAACATTTTACATAACTTATTGGGCTTCTAAACATAAGAAGCACATAACAAGACAAGGAAAGCATGACGAAAAAAGCAGATATGGAACATCTAAAAAAGGTGTACCTTATTATGTTTATTATGACTTAGATAGTCACGGATATAGAACAGCAACTACAAGTTGGAAAGTGAGGCACTAATGAGCGACTATCGTTGGTGTCATGGTCCGAGTTGCCATACAAATAAAACACAGGATAGAATAAGAGGTGTCAAAGGCTCTAAGGTTTTAAGAACCAGAAAGATTGCAGAAACAAGTTGGAATAGAAATAATGTCTGGTCCCATTTTTGTAGTCAAGGTTGTTGGAATGATTTTATGCATGAACATTGGGCTGAGTTTATTTTATTATACCCAAGAACCGAGTGCCTTGAAACACCAATCGAGGACCCTGTAAAAACTAAACATACAACCTCATATGGATATAGTTATACAACCACAGAAATAAAAGAGGTTGACACTAACATCAATCCATGAGAATATAGGATATGACTACAGACAATAAAACAGAAGAAAGAAAAAATAGATTTACAGGTCAATCTATTATGCTAACCAAACAAGAGGCAGCGAAACACGATGCAATCTTCATGGGTGAGTTAGCAGCAACACTAGAAGACAAAGAGCTAGGATATGGTGGCTCTAAACTATGGGATAAGGTACGATCCGACATCAACTGGTTTAGAAAACACAATGCCGAAGCTTACATGGTCTTACTAGATTAACTCTCTAACCCCTGGCCCTAACGGGCCAGGGGTCCCGAACCAAATCCAAAAATCAATTATAAGTTGTGCGGGGCCCCCCCTTTTTGTAAAAAGGGGTCCCACTACTCTAGGTTGTATAGCTTGATTTAGACAGTTATACCTGGTAAAAACATATTGAACACTTTAAGGTGCGAAAAAAATTTTTTAAAAATTTTTATGGAATTGAATAATATAGACATAAGTAAACTACCTGCAGACGTACGTAGAAAATTTAAACAGCTACAAGTCATGCATGCTGAAAAAAAAATACAGAACAAAGCTAAAGATGATTTTCTTTCTTTTGTAAAATGTATGTGGCCTGATTTTATAGAAGGGTCTCACCACAGACACATTGCAGAAAAATTTAATAAATTAGCTACAGGCGAAATAAATCGTTTGATAGTAAACATGCCACCAAGACATACAAAATCAGAATTTGCATCATACTTACTACCAGCATGGATGGTGGGCCGTGATCCAAAGCTCAAGATCATACAGGCAACGCACACCGGAGAACTAGCTGTGAGGTTTGGTCGTAAAGCAAAGAACCTAATTGATAGTGAAGATTACGGCAAGATTTTTCAAACAAGATTACAAGAAGATAGTAAAGCAGCCGGACGTTGGGAGACAGCACAAGGCGGTGAATATTTTGCAGCTGGTGTTGGTGGAGCGATTACTGGACGGGGTGCAGATCTATTAATTATAGATGACCCACATAGTGAACAAGATGCGATGTCACCGACAGCATTAGAATCTGCTTACGAATGGTATACATCAGGTCCACGTCAGCGTTTACAACCTGGTGGTAAAATTATTTTAGTTATGACTAGATGGTCTAACAAGGATCTGACAGGAAAGTTGATACAGAATCAAAAAGAAGCTAAGGCTGATCAGTGGCACGTGGTCGAGTTTCCAGCAATCTTGGATCATGGATCAAAGAAACAAAAACCTGTATGGCCGGAATATTGGAAGTTAGATGAGTTAGAGAAGGTCCAAGCAACACTGCCCACGGGCAAATGGAATGCACAGTGGATGCAGAACCCAACGGCAGAAGAAGGTGCTATATTAAAACGTGAGTGGTGGATGAAATATACTGACGAACATATTCCACAACTACAACATGTTATACAATCTTATGATACCGCATTTTTAAAAAAAGAAACAGCAGACTACTCTGCTATTACCACGTGGGGTATATTCTATCCTGACGAGGATAGTCCGGCTAATTTAATATTATTAGATGCAGTAAAAGGTAGGTACGAGTTTCCAGAACTACGGAGATTGGCCCTTGAACAATATACTTACTGGCAACCTGAATCTGTTATTGTTGAGGCAAAAGCCAGTGGCCTACCCTTAACTTATGAGCTTAGGCAAATGGATATACCGGTTGTAAACTTCACACCCTCAAAAGGCAACGACAAGCATGCCCGTGTAAATGCAGTTGCACCTTTGTTTGAATCTGGTATGATATGGGCGCCTGAGCAGAAATTTGCAGACGACGTCATTGAAGAATGCGCTGCATTTCCTTATGGTGATCATGACGATCTTGTGGACTCAACAACCCAAGCTATCATGCGTTTTAGACAGGGCGGTCTAATCGGACACCCTGAAGATTATGTCGATGAAAAAATCGGCCAACGTAAAAGGAACTATTATTGATATGGGTATAATTACAAAAGGTATGGGCGCTATAATGAAATCGAAGATGAGAAAAGCTTTCGTTGACAAGCCAACTTTTCCAGGTCCAAATACCATAAATATTTTAAACAGAGAGATAAAGAAAAAAAGAACACACAGAGGTCCAGGATTTAGAGGACAAGATATTATCGAGGGTCCTCTTAAAATGCGTAAGGACATGAGAACAGGGGCACAAAAACCCGGCAAGAGCGCTATCGAGATAGATGCAAGAATCAAAAGAGAATCTTTAAGAGATTTTGCAAAAAATGTAAAAATGCCAAAAGAATATAAAAAGGTAAAATAATGCTGACAGCTATTAGACAATGGGTAATTAAAACAATGATGAAGAATAACACTGGTGTTGTTCAGACTTTACCTAAAAGAGATCTAATAGAACTTAACACACAGATTACAGCACAACGTTTAATGCAAAACGGTGTAGATCCAAATGCATTAAAGAATGCTAACCAAGTAGAGAACGCAATTATCTCAATGGAAAACAAACAAAAAGCAAACTTAGCAGAAAATATTAGAGGTGGAATTACGTCTTCAAAATCTGCAAAAGTGTTTAACATAGAGGGTAAAGAATTAAATCCTAAAAAACCAATTATGGGTGGCACACAAACAGGTAAAGAATTAAGTAAAAAACGTTCTGATAGATTACGTGGTACAGAAACTGATAGAATAAAACAAAGAATTGCAGATAGAAAAATAGAAAGTGACGAACCACCACCAGGTAGTCGTGGTGGTCCTGATGATATCGCAGCTCCAGTGCAATCAGCAGAGGAGACTATAAAAAATATGATCGAAGCAGAAAACAAAAAAGGTATTGCAAGTATAAAAAATAGAAAAATGGTTAAAGACGCAGTTGATAATGCTTCACCAGGATTTGTAAAAGGAGATAGAAAATATAATGCACAACTTGTTGCAGATGATTTAGCAGAGAAAAAATTTGGTAAAGACTTTTATGATTTAGATCAAAAACAACAGATGGATCTTTACGGTGAAGCACTCGACGGATTATCAGAAGACTTTGCACAAGGTGGACGTGCAGGGTTTAAAGAAGGGTCTGGCATGACTAGAAGAAGTTTTTTAAAAATATTAGGTGGTCTTGCAGCAATACCTATTGTTGGTAAATTTTTAAAACCAATTAAAACTGCAAAAGGTATTAAGAGTGTGCCAATTATTAAAACAGATAACGTTGCTGGTAAACCAGAATGGTTTGATGCCTTAGTTAACAAAGTTATTATTGAAGGTGATGATGTTACAAAAAGATTTGCAACAGCAGACAGACAGTCTATTCACCAAAAAACACTTGATGATGGTTCCGTGGTCCGAGTTACAGAAGACGTGGATGATGGTGCTGTAAGAGTTGAGTATCAAAATGAAGCTAATGTATTTGGTGATGATGTGTTGATGCAATATAAAAAACCATTACCTGATGAAGGGGCACCAAACCCTGCAGCAGAGTTTACGACAGCAGAGTCAGGTCCTGTTGGTAGAAGATATGGACCAGATGATTATGAGATAGAGGTAGATGAGGTTGGTGGTACGAGTATCAAGGATCTTGATTCAGATGTATCTAAACTAAAACAATATGCGACAGGCAAAGGACCTACGATCAGAGAGATTGTTCAAAACAAAAAAAGAAAAGATAAGGCTAGAAGAATAACAGAAGATCCTGAAGCTCAATCAGATGTAGTTGTCAGAAGACAGGGCGAAGTAAATGAGTCTGATTATGATGTGCCAGATGATGCCTTTGCATCAGGTGGTATAGCTAGAATGTTAGGGGAATAATGAACCCATTAAAGTACGCACAGATGATGAAGTATCTGACTCGGGTGAAAAAACAAAAGCCAGATCTTCCTGATGTCTTTCCTGCAAGCAAAGCACCTATTCCAAAAGTCAAAGAAGATGTTGAAACAATGGAAGCTGTCAACAGATTTGTAAGAAACAATCCAAGACAAGACATGGCAGGTGGTGGTATGTTAGTGCAACCAGGTTTTGGTGGCACGAGGCAGGGGTATAGAAGTGATAAAGTTCAGACAGCAAAAGAGATAGAGTCAATTAAATTAAAAACAGAACCTTTAAACAAAGGAGAAAAACTAAAACTATATAGATCTTACGATGATTTATTTAAACAAGAATACAAACGACTAGTTTCACTAGGCGATCCTTTTTCTAAAATTGATTTAAATAGAGCTGTTATAAATAGAATAGCAAAAGAAAACCCAACAATTAATTTACAAGACGGAATAGGTTTAGATAAAATACCTGGAGGGGGTAATGAAGAAAGCAAAACTTTATTTGAAAGATATGACAAAACTTCTTCAAGAGGTCCTATTTTTAATAAAAAAGAATTAAAAAATTTTACACAAGGTAATGCTGTAAAAGCAACTTCATATACAAAAACTCAAGAAAATATTTTTAAAGAACTTCTAAAAGGAAATAATGATTTATCCTCTTTAACTAAAAATCTTAAAATATCAGAAGGTAGATTAAGTTACAATATGGAAAAATTAATGCGTAATCTTGCAAAAGGAAGTGGTGATCAATATACTTTTTTAAAAAAATATAAAGAAAAAGATTTAGAAAAAGTTAGAAACAATGTTTATGAATCGCCAACATTAGAAAATGCTTACCAAAGAACTATTATACAAAGTGTTTTGCAATCAACAAAATTAGGGTCACCTGAAAGAAAACAAGCATTAAATAAATTAAAAGAATTTAATAAATTTAAAAAAGTTATGACAGACAATGGTCTTGATCCAAAAATATTATCATTAGATCATGCAGCATCTTACAGAGCTCTTAAAAACGGTAACATTAAAAGTTTTTTATCTGTTACTCCAGTAATTAGAGATATTAATACTTTAAAATCGGTTTTTGATAAAAGATCACAATTAAATTTACGTAGAATGCAAGAATATTTAAAAAGCGGAGACAATAAAAATTATAAATATTTTTTAAAAAATCAAACCGAATTAGAAAATTTATGGAAAACTATGACAGGTGGTCAATCTAGTTTAGGTAAAATTAGAGTTACGGCTACGGGACCTAAAAAAGGAACCATAAAAATATATGATTATGGAGCAACAAGTTTATTAGATAAAAATAAAAATTTAGTAGATGAGTTAGCTAATAATTTAGATATTAGAAAAAATATTGTCAATGCATCTAGTGTAGAAAATTTAGATGAAGCAAGAAGAATTATGTTAGAAGGTAGTGAACTAACCGAGAAAAAAATGTTAGGAACTTTTTCATCAACAGATAGAGCTGCTAGAACAAAGATTGATAAATCTTTTAAAGATTTAAACAAAAAAGAAATGTTTAAACAAGAACAAAAAATAGCAAATTTAATTTCTAGTTATAGTAAACTATCCGAATGTAGAGTTGATGCGGCAGAAGGTGGGCGTATAGGTTTCGCAAATAGTATTACTTGTATTCAAGATGGATTAAAGGAACAAAAAATAGCTGCGCAGAATGGAAATAAAAAAGCTGCACGAGAATTAGTGCAAGTTGGTAAAGTTGCAACAAGAGCTGGGTTATTAAAAAATTTGTTGGGTCCAGGTGCCTTGCTTGGTGAAGCAATGCTTGAAGGAGCAATCATCGGTAATAAAGTTTTAGGTGGTAAGCCCGCTGATATTGCTTATGCAGAAAGTTATATATCTTTTTTAGATCCTAGAAAATATAGAGGAGAACTAGATCCATTAAAAATGGCAAGAGAAGATATGTTAACTAGAGAAGTTGAAGATGCAGATGGTAATATTAAAACAATAAATGCACCAGGTTTTAGTGCTTTAAAATCAGGATTTGAAGCACAAGATCAATTGTCTGCTTTTAACAAAGCAATAGAAGACAGAAATATTGCAGCAAGAGCTGGTAAAAATATTAGATATGCTCCTGCAGCAGCAGATGCAAGAGAACAAGGTGCAAGAGCCGATCAATCTGCAAATATAATATCTAGCGATTCGTTTAAAGATGCATCAAGACTTGCACAAGAATATTTACAAGGACAAACAGGTGCTAACATAGCTAAATATAGAACAGATGATTTTGGAAGATTTGAAAGTGGTAGAGACAAAGATCTTAGAAGACGAAGAATGCAAGAAATGTCTGATCAAATGCCAAGAGATTTTTTAACAGAAAAAACTTCTGATTTATTAAATCGCACACAAGCATTAAGAGAACTTGGTTATGATGTATCCACTAGAGATTTAATGGCGCAACAAGACGCAATAAAAGCAATGCCGTTATCTGTAGCTGCAAGAATGTACAGTCCAGAACAAGTGTATGGCACACAAGGTGAATTTGCAGGCGGTGGTATTGCTAAATTAGCTGGTGTATCATCAGGCCCACCACCAGAATCAGGGCCAAACTCACAAGGGTTGCCAGGTCTAATAAAACGTGTTAGGAATAGATAGGAGTATATATGGCAGAAATAGACAAAGGACTCCCGAACACTAGAAAACAAGAAGAGATCCCTTCACAAGAAGAGATTCAAGATGTTGCTGTTCAGGAACCAGTAGAAGAAAAAGGACCAATCGAGGTCATACCAGAAGAAGACGGTGGCGTAACTTTAGATTACGAACCAGGTGCAATCAACGTACCAGGAACAGATTCCCACTTTGATAACTTAGCAGAACTTTTACCAGATGATGTATTAGAACCAATTGGAAACGAAATGGTGCAAAATTATATGGACTACAAATCATCAAGAAAAGAATGGGAACAGTCTTACATCACAGGATTAGATCTTTTAGGATTTAAATATGAAAATAGAACGGAACCTTTTCAAGGAGCTTCAGGGGCCACGCACCCTGTGTTAGCAGAAGCAGTTACACAGTTTCAAGCTCAAGCATACAAAGAATTATTACCAAGTGATGGACCAGTAAGAACACAAGTTGTTGGTGTTAAAAATGCACAAACAGAACAACAAGCAAATCGTGTAAAAGATTTTATGAATTACTTAGTCATGGATCAAATGTCAGAATATGAATCTGAGTTTGACTCAATGTTATTTCATTTACCTCTTGCAGGTTCAACATTTAAAAAAGTGTACTACGATGTGCCGATGGGAAGAGCGGTATCAAAGTTTGTACCAGCGGATGAATTAATTGTCCCGTATACGGCTACCTCATTAGACGATGCGGAGGCAGTTATTCATACAATAAAAATTTCTGAAAATGAATTAAGAAAACAACAAGTTAATGGTTTTTACAGAGATGTAGAGTTAGGCCCACCAGGTACAGACACTAATAATGAACTTGCTAAAAAAGAACGTGAGTTAGATGGCACAAAGAAAACAGGAAAAAACGAACCTGTATATACTTTGTTAGAGTGTCATGTAAATTTAGACTTAGAAGGTTTTGAAGAAGTTGGACCTGAAGGAGAACCAACTGGAATAAAATTGCCCTACATAGTAACTGTAGAGGAAGGCAATAGGAAAGTTCTTTCAATTAGAAGGAACTATGCGCCCGATGATCTAAAGAAAAATAAGATCCAATATTTTGTCCACTTTAAATTTCTGCCAGGACTAGGATTTTATGGCTTTGGACTCATTCACATGATTGGCGGATTGAGTCGTACGGCAACGGCGGCTCTCCGTCAATTATTAGATGCAGGTACGTTATCAAACTTACCAGCTGGATTTAAACAAAGAGGTGTTAGAGTTAGAGATGAAGCAGCTCCAATACAACCAGGTGAATTTAAAGATGTAGATGCACCAGGTGGTAATTTAAGAGATGCATTTTTTCCTTTACCATACAAAGAGCCATCACAAACTTTACTAAATTTATTAGGTATAGTTGTGCAAGCAGGACAAAGATTTGCGAGTATTGCTGACATGCAGGTGGGTGATGGTAACCAAGCTGCTGCAGTTGGAACAACTGTTGCGTTATTAGAACGTGGCTCAAGAGTTATGTCTGCAATTCACAAAAGATGTTATGCGGCGATGAAAAATGAATTTAAATTATTATCTAAAATTGTTTCACAATATTTACCACCAGAATATCCTTACGATGTTGTAGGTGGTGCAAGAAATATAAAACAAGCTGACTTTGATAATAGAGTTGATGTAGTGCCAGTTGCAGATCCTAATATATTTTCAATGTCACAAAGAATTACACTTGCACAAACACAATTACAGATAGCAACATCTAATCCACAGTTACATAACATGTATCAAATATACAGAAATATGTATAATGCAATTGGTGTAAAAGATGTTGACACAGTTTTACCACCACCAGCACCTAATATGCCGATGGATCCAAGCATGGAACATATCAATGCGTTAACTGGTAAACCTTTTCAAGCTTTTCCTGGTCAAGATCACAGAGCACATATCACAGCGCACTTAAACTTTATGTCAACTAACATTGTTAGAAATAATCCTGCAGTTATGGCTTCAATACAAAAAAATATTTTAGAACATATTAGTTTAATGGCACAAGAACAGGTACAATTAGAGTTTAGAGAACAGATGCAACAGATGATGATGATGCAACAACAAGCAGCAACTAATCCACAAGTACAACAACAGCTTCAAGCATTAACAAATCAGGTAGAATCACGAAAATCTGTATTAATTGCAGAGCTAACAGAAGAATATATGAAAGAGGAAAAACAAATTACGTCACAATTTGATAATGATCCTCTTCTAAAACTAAAATCACGTGAAGTTGACCTTCGTGCAATGGAAAATGAGCGAAAAAGAGACAACGATGAGGCTCAACAAGACCTTGCAAGAGCAAGATTGATGCAACAAGGTGAAATTGCAGAAGATAAAATGGAACAAAACGAAGATTTAGCTAAATTAAGAGCTGGAGTTAGCCTTGCAAAAACCGGAGTGCAACAAGCAGCAGTAATAACGGATGATAATTAATGCCATTAAATAAAAAAGGTAAAAAAATTATGAAATCGATGAAGAAACAGTACGGTAAAAAGAAGGGTGAAAAGATATTCTATGCATCTAAGAATAAAGGTGTTATAAAAGGAGTGAAAAAAGGAGCATAAATGGAAAAACTTGATAAAATACAAATAGTTAACGTTCCAGAACAAGAAGTTGAGGTAGATCCAAGATCTAAAACAACTGCTGATCAAGCGTTTAACTATATTGGCACTGGTGGACCTGAAGAAGAAGTAAAAGGTCAAGGTGCTGTAAGAACAGACAAGAAAAGAAAATCTAAAGCGTATTAATCATGTGGTTATCGGCAATAAAATTAGCCGTTTCTGCTGGAAGTAAGATTTACGCTAACAAGCAGAGAACGAAGATGGCAATGTCAGACGCACAACTGATGCATGCGTCTCGTATGGCCGAAGGAAAAGAAGCTTACCAGGGAAAACTTTTAGAAGCCCGTCAATCAGACTGGAAAGACGAGGCAGTTTTAATAATTTTGTCGTTGCCCGTGGTAATTTTGGCCTGGGCAGTCGTATCAGACGATCCAGGAGCGATGGACAAGGTAAAATTGTTTTTCGAGATGTTCTCGCAGCTTCCGTCATGGTTTACCAATCTTTGGATCCTTGTCGTGGCGAGTATTTATGGTATAAAGGGTACACAAATTTTTAGAAACGGCGGAGGAAAAAAATGAAAAGTTTTGTAGGACATATTATTAATAAAGCGATCAAAGCAACAGCAAGGAAGAAAAAAGTTTCTCCAGATATTAAATCTGTTAAACCAACAACATTATCAATTGGTAAAAGTATAGAAAAAACTAAATCTGATGAATATAGAAAAAGATATACTGCTTTAGATAAAGCAGAGGGTAAACTTAAAACTGGTAAACAGATGATGAAAGAAGGTCAAAAAGAGAGAAAAAAATTAGTTGATACCAAAAGAGCATTTCAATTTCCAAATTTAAAAAGTTTTCACGCTGTTCAACCTGGTAAGCCAAATAAACTTGCAAAAAAACCAACACCAGATAAAAAATTTAAAAAAGGTAAAGAGTTAAGAGAAAAGAAAATGGGCGGTGGAATGATGGGCCGTAGATTTGGAATGAAAATGGGAACTCCAAAACCAAAAACAAATGTTGAAAAGATAAAAGAAACATTTGCACCTAAAAAAAAATTATCACCTAAACAAATGAAGATAGCAAAATTAGCTGGTGATCCTAAAAGAATTGATGCAAGAGATTTAGCAAAATTAAGAAGTAGAGGATAATGGCTGGTAAAGGTTTATATGCAAACATACATGCTAAAAGAAAGCGTGGTGGTAAAATGAAAAAGAAAGGTGCAAAGGGTGCTCCCACTGCAGCTAACTTTAGAAGAGCCGCCCAAACAGCGAGAAAAAAATAATGACTAAACTATGTCCTAGAGGTAAAGCCGCAGCAAAAAGAAAATTCAAAGTGTATCCGTCAGCATATGCTAACGCCTATGCTAGCAAAATTTGTGCAGGTAAAATTAAAGATCCATCTGGTGTAAAGAGAAAAGATTTTAGAGGCAGTAAAGCTGAAGGTGGATTGATGGAGGCAACTGCAAGATTAAAAAGACAGGGTCTAAAAGGTGGTGGAATCTGTAAAAAAGGAATGAATAGACAGGCTGCCGGAAAGAATTCCTAATGGCTAAAAATGGTTTAGATAAATGGTTTGCCCAGAAGTGGGTAGACATAGGAAGTAAAAAGAAAGATGGTTCTTTCTCAAAGTGTGGAAGATCAAAACAGAAAGCAGATGCAAAACGTAAGTATCCAAAATGTGTTCCACTTGCAAAAGCAAGAGGTATGTCAGAAGGTCAAAGACGATCAGCTGTTAAAAGAAAAAGAGCAGTTGCACAAGGTGTTGGTGGTAAACCAACAAACGTTAAAACATTTGCAAAAAGAAAACAGGCCATGATGGGTGGTTTCATGGGTAGAAGAATGGGTATTAGATAATGAGAAGACAAGATAAAATGCCCGCAAGAAATAAAAAGAATTTCCGTCCAACGGAAAAAGGTGCAGGAATGACAAGAGCTGGAGTTGCTGCATATCGAAGAAAAAACCCTGGCTCAAAA